CCACTTATCGTAAACATTAGTCAAATTTGCATAAGAAAGTAATCTAGAACCGAACAAAGAACCAGCAACCATCATCAGATCCAAACCCTTTTGAATAGCCTCATATATATCTTCATCGATTCTTCTACTGTTTCCGAATGTGGTATAGGAACATCTTTGCTTTAAGTTTGCTACAACTGTTTCGTTGCTGTTTAGGTGTAGTGAGTTTAATTCAGAAGAGAATTGGGTTATGCAAGATTTAGGCTTACTCTTAACTATGTTGCAAAGTGAATTAACTGAGTCTTCTATTTTCATTATCCTATCTACTGATAAATTTGAATAGTCAACCAAAATGGATTTGTATTCATCATCCGAAGTGCACAAGGATTTCGCATGTCGAACAGTGCCTGATTTCATTAGCAAATAGTTAATATGATCTGAGACGACAGTCGCATAGACAGAAGAAGCATTATGATAAATACCTTGGCACATACCTTGCGGAGTCGGATACAAATAGTCACCTGTTTTTAAATTGTCTTCAAAATTTATGGTGAATTTCTCTATGTCTTTGCTTTTGCCTCCATATCTTCTTGTTGAAACAAATTCTGTTAATTTTTCTGGTAATTGAGCCTTTTTCAAAGTTCCTGCAATAAATGAATTCTTCACCAATCTTCTAAGAGGTCTGTTTTCAATTTTCGGAGCAAACACGGCATAAAAAGCATTCATCAAATTGTTTGGACCCCATCTACTCTTATCGATGTTATGATTCAAAAAGGCAACAGACTCTTCTTTAGATGCAACTCTTGATTTCATAACTAGGTTTTCAAAGATTTTCCATTTGTCTACAGATTCAACTAAATTACCATCTAAGTTATTCGTATTTCTTCCCATAGTCTCAGCGATAAATGCCATTATTCTAAAATCATAGTTCAAAACTGATATCTCTCTGTGTCCCTTTTGATCCTTGGAAATGACTCTATGAATGAATTCTCTTGTTTCTGACTTGCTCAATATCTCATACGCTAATAATGTTAAATTCAATCCTGCATTATGGTTCAATCCGAATCTAGTTACCATTTCAGTCAAGATATTTACACAAGAATACTCTGGTGAATAGGGAAATTTAATCTTCCTCTTCTTGTTTTTTGTATTTGATCTGTTAACTGATGCTGCTGAGTTAGTCGATAACAAATCCTCTAAGTTAGGGTTCAAGTCATTTAAATTCGTTATCTTAAAACTAAATGAATGTTTCCTAGAAATGTAAATCAAATAAGGCAAGGAAAATGAATAACGATCTGGTTTACTTAGCAAATCTCTACAGAAATCAGTTTGCTCCTCTAAAAACTCCCTCATGTTGTCTAACTTTCTATATCCTAATGTCCTCTCCAATTCGGTTTTGTAAAACATATCAGTTTCATCTTTAATCCCATTCATACAGATTGCCTCCGAAATCTTCTTGTCATCTCTACACTTATTGTATAAGTTACACATATAGAACTTGTTAACCTGATAAGTAAACGATGGGTTTGCATATTTGTCTGAGGGCATCGCTATTCTAAACTGTAAGTCTTCCTTTTTTGAATAACGAGTTATAGTCGAAGTCGCTCTCATATTTAGTATTATAGCCAGCATCTTCATCTGTTCTAGAACGTAAATTTGCTCTGTTATGCTTTTAGGTTTGAAAAAAGACGTCTTCTTAAGTAAGGGTTTCACATCTGGTCTAAGTCCAATAGCAGAGACATAATAGTATCTTGTATAGTCTGATATTTGAGCAAATGTATCCCTATTCACTATCATGTATGACATTATTCTTGAACCTAATTCATCAAGTGTATTAGTTTTAGATCCTTCATCCAATGACAACTCCAAATGATATGACAGAACAGATATGAAAGACGAGGGCATTTTCAACCACCATTCAGCTAACCTCTCTGTAATTGTAAACCATCTGCTAGTAGTAACATCATCATAAGCCATCTTCGATCTGGAGCCCAAGTCATCATAGGATTTTGTATAGATTATTATAGCCTCAGCAGATGTCATAGGGTGGAACGATCCAGTGGTCTTTATCGCTATGTAAGCTGAATAAGCTCCTAATTTAGATATAGCATAAGTTCCCTTCCTTGATTTCATTTTGCTAGCTACAAACGCTTTTGCCACCTCATAGTAAAAGTTAATAACATGCGAATATTTTTTCTTTAGAATACTGTTTACCAGTGAAGAAATGTCTGAGTTGATTGTTGTCTCTACATCTATGTTTGATCTACAGTTATCTATAACAGTTAGCATTCTTGAATAATAAGGAGCTTCTATTTCATATTCTACTTTCAATGAGCTTATCCATGAGTCATACATTTTGTAAACTGTTTCTAAATTCTTTACTGATCTATTTTCATGAGCTAAAGAGAATTCAGCTTCGTGTGTGTATAGAGTGTCTATTTTGAAATTATATTTCATTCTTGTTAGAGTAAACTCACCAACATCAAATTTATCACCTGGAGTGGAATTGTAAACAGCATTTTCAAAGTCTTCAGAACCCCCAATCTCAGTTGCTATAGGGAAGATAACAAAATAGTCTCTGGTTGATTCGTCAAGAGTGCTTATCATTCTATTTTTGATATCTTCATCCACTATCTTATCAAAAATCGATTTCATAGTTGAATAATCATTGGTATCTGCTTCATCTAAAGTGGGCATTTCTGAACATGTGGATTGTACTCTAGACTCTATTATATCGTTTGAGTTATTTATTATCATTTCATCAATCTTTTCACCCCAGTCATCTATATACTCTCCATAATTATCAACCAGATTGTCAACATCATTGAAACTCGACAACTTTTCGTGAGGTATAAGATCATTGTATTCTGGAAATGTATGCGTACCGTAAACAGCATAATCTTCCACATTGTAACTTGTTTTAAACCCCTTATCATCGAAGTAAGAGCTAGTCTGTTTTAAAATCCTTTTCTTTGCCACCAATATTACTGGATCTTTAGTCCTAGAGAAATCAGTTAACAATATGGAACCATCGGGCATTAACTCTATGAAATCCACATCTGGTGCAGAATCTATTAAACCAACCCCCTCGAAAGCCATGGTCTTGTTGGAAACTCTACTTAAAATAGCTTTCAAATGTGAAATCCTATCTGAATATCCTTCAGGCTCGAAAAATCTCAACTTTTTGAAAGACTTTGGCAAAACACTTAAGAATTTGATTAATGATGCCATTGTGTTTATCCTAAGATGTTCCTCTAATGATGCCATTATTGAATCCGCTATGGATTTCAGGTTGATTGACGTTAAGAATGCAGAATTGAGTTCGATGGACATTTCAA